TAGGCTATAAACTAGCAAAAGCCGAAGCCGAAAAAGCCCTACAAGGGTTTACCGTAAAACCGCACCGCGACTGGGTAACAGAGTACGACCTTAGAATAATTAAAGAATACGGATACGATGTTCACTTTACTAACAAAACTATTTTTTTAGAAACCCTTAACACATGATAGGTTATGTCCACCTCAAACAACCAGAGTCCTTACTTCAACTGGCTACTCAAATCGGCGTCGCCAGCGGTAAGACGAGAATTAGACCAAATGGAAAAGTCGAGGCGGAGTTCGTTTGCATCAGCAAGGGATATTATAGCCAAAAAGTATGGCTAACTCGCGACCAGATTTATTAACAGGTATGAGGGAAATAGAGGCGTTGTATCTGCTAGAGTAAACAAGACCACTTGATAAGCAAGACGGACTGAGGTATTAAGAAAATAGGATATGGGAAAGAAATTCACACCACTACCATTGTTATTAAGACTTAGATTATATATTGCCGCTAATTACGAAGCTCGATTAGAAGCTGATATTCGGTATAGTCATGCTGTATGGGGTAGTGTTGTAATTAAAAAATTTTATAGGGCATGGTACAACCCAATGAAATATTTACTTGGTGATGTTGGAAAAAAAGTTGTACCAGTAAATGAATTTTACAGTAAGGAAAATTGTCAAACTAAACCCCCATTAAAAGATAAGCACAGCGTAAGATGAAAGAAAATAAAGAAATTCTCATTTATAAAAAAATAATTAAAAGATTTCTAAGAAGAGATGAAGAAATATGTGTTTATGTAGATTGGAAAAATGAAACTTGGAAAGTAATAGAAAATAAAATTTAAACCCCCTTACTAGCCTTAGAGAAAGAATATGAAAGAACCATTTTGGTCAAAAGTAAAAAGACAACTTCACGGTACAATTTTTAACCCCCACGTTAAACGAGATTCAGTCGAGGGAAAGTTTTGCACATGTGGGTGGAGAGAAAAGCCTGAAAGTTTGATATAATACAACCAAATGAACCCTACAGACAAAACAGACCCAGACTTTAACCAACCAACGTACTACGGCACCCTAGTCGCAAACCCAGCTTTTCAGGCTTGGGAGAAAGTAGCCCACGAACACGGCTATGACTGGCATGAAAGTGTCGAGACAGGTTGGATGTCACCAAAGCACCTGCAAGCGTTTTTGGACTGGTATAAAAACAACTACAATGCGTAGGTCAGGTTTCCGAAAACAGTCCTTTCAAGAAATAAAAGAAAAACAAGCAGTCAAGCTTGCCCGTAACATCGCGTCTAAGAGGGTAAAAATCAATTCTAAACCCCTTAAGACTAAGAAAGTACCTAAGAAGCGTACTAACCTCCCCAAGCTGTCTACAATGCGAAATAAATGCGATGCCCTCCTTACCCCAATTATCAAAAAAATGTACCCGTACTGCATTTTTACCGGACAAGAAACTCAAGTTGCTCACCACGCAATTAAAAAGTCGTCAAGTTCTGCACTAAGATACTACCTCCCTAACCTCATACCCCTCACCCACATAGCTCACTCTCGGTTACACCATGATGAAATTACTTGGACAGGAAGACTGATAGAACTAAAAGGCATGGAGTGGTGGCAAGATTTAGAGCGAGAACGGAAGCGAGACATGAAAATAGATATCCACTACTACATCGAGACCCACAAGCAACTAACTGATATACTTAATAAGCTATGAAATACCCAAAAATAAACAAAAAAGAACTAGATTTAATTAACAAAAAAGAACTAGATTTAATTAACAAAAAAGAACTATATTTAATTAACAAAAAAATATTTGATAATTTATTTAGTGTTGTAATGGAATCAATTAATTTTGACGTAAACGAAAATAATATAACTGCTTTGAGTAAAAAAGATATTGAACTGTTAGCTTGGAACATAACGACCTATATTATTACTCAACCATTCTAATTTACTAACACCTAACACCCTTGCCCCCACTCACAGAACTTGGTAGAATAAAGGAGGAAGTTTGGTGTCCGGTTGGAGATTGGTGCGAATATAGCCAATCATGCGAGAAATTTTGGTGCAATTCCATTTGTTTGTTTACTCAGGCTTTCGTCTAATAGAAGGACGCTCGTAGTTTCGCTGGAGATGAATCTGTATACGGGTTCGTAAGTCTCCACACGCACATCAAACAAAGTAATGGTTGGAGAAAAACTAGGCACCATCGCAACGTCAAGCGGGTTTCTAGACCGCCGAGAGTCCACTTTTTTGGAAATAATCGTTGCCGTCAACCTAGTTTCTCTCCCGTCATTACACAGTTCTTTACCCAGCCCGATAGGTTTCTTTTCTTTCTAACGTGTCTCTAGGCTAATACTGCCGTCATCTCTCTATTTTTATAATTCAGAGACACAGGAAAAGTCAGACGCTCAATTCGTCTGCGGGCTACTATGTACCATCAATTAAAAAGATTAATGAATGAAGCCCTAGAATTAAATAAACCAGTTGTAATAGTATTGCCTGCTATGTACGGGTATAAGACCACTACATGGACAGCTACACCAAACGAACATGGTGGAGTAACACTAACCTACGTTAATAGCTAATAAAGGACTAGCACATTAAAGGATAGTGGGGTATAATTAAGCATTATGGTAGTTACTTCGATGAAGCAAAAGCAAGAAACTCCCCCTAATTATTTAGAGATAGTCAAACACTTAGGAGAGTTAGATTTAAAGAATGTCATCTTTTGCTACGGAGACACGATATACAATCCTACTGGTAAAACCATCACCCCAGATTTAGAAATACACGAAGACACCCACCGGAAACAACAAGGACACGCTCCTGATATTTGGTGGGAACAATACCTCACTGACCCAATATTCAGACTAAACCAAGAGTTAGAAGCCTACGGAGCGCAATATCAATTTGCCTGTAAAGCAATAGACGAAATTAAAGGTCCGGCATCAATGAAAAAGTGGGCACTCGAAAGCATGGCTAAAGCCTTATCAGGTGAAATCTATGGTAGAATAATAGGACTCGCCGAAGCACAATCTAAAATTAGAAATTATGCTAAGATACTTGCGTAACAGCATTTTATATGGCACAAGGGAAACCCTTTACAAAAGAAGAACGAGCAGAAATCATCCAAAGTTTACAACCATATTTAGAGGCTGGTCTTTCTAGGAATAAAGCTTGTGAATATATAGGATTAACACCCCAGACACTTTCTAATTGGATTCAAGACGATGAAACTCTTTTGATAAAATTAACTGGCTGGGAGAACGCTACAAATATCCTTGCTATGCGTAACATAATGGATGCTGTAGCAAAAGAAGCGGAGATAGATGATACGAGACGGGAGACAAGTAAATGGTGGTTAGAACGAAGAATGAAAAAAGAATTTAGTACACGCATTGAGCAAACAGGTGAAGATGGTGCGCCAATAGTATGGCAAGAACAAAAGACCTACCTCGGCAATGAAACTATCAATAAAACAAACACAAGCTCTTGATTTTTTAGAAGATAAAATAATACGAGAACTTATCTATGGCGGTGGAGCAGGAGGTGGTAAATCATTTCTTGGTTGCTATTGGATTCTTAAACAGTGCTTAAAATTTCCAGGAACGAGATGGTTAATAGGTCGTGCTAAAGCTAAAACCCTTAAAGAAACAACTTTGAAATCTTTGCAAGAGGTTATGAAGTTGCAAGGTCTTACCGCAGATGTAGATTACTTTTATAACCAACAACTTGGAGTAATCGCATTTCCAAACGGCAGTGAAATTTTACTTAAAGATTTATTTCTATATCCATCAGACCCAGACTTTGATGAACTTGGTTCATTAGAGATTACTGGGGCTTTTATTGATGAATGCAACCAGATAGTTGAAAAAGCGTGGAATATTGTAAAATCACGTATTAGATACAAATTGGATGATTATGGTTTAGTACCTAAAATCTTAGGCACGTGCAATCCATCTCGGGGTTATGTGTATTTTAATTTTTATAAACCATATCGAGACAATGAACTACCAATACAAAAAGCATTTGTTGAATCACTTGTAGACGATAACCCATTTATTTCCCAATATTACAAAGAAAATCTTGAATCTCTTGATACAAAAAGCAAACAACGGTTGTTATTTGGTAATTGGGACTATTTAGATACAACTACCGCTTTATTTAAATACTCACATTTAGTTGATGTTTTTTCTAATACTATCAAAAAAGACAACAAAAAGTATTTAATTGTAGATATTGGTGGAAGTTCCGAAGATGGTGATGCAACAAAGTTTTCTTACTGGGAAGACCTTGAAGAAGTATGGCGAGAAACATTTGTAGGTTTAACAACTGAACTTATTATTGAAAAAATACGAGACTACGCTAAACAATTTCAAATACCCTATTCACAAATAGCTGTTGATGCTATAGGTATTGGAGAGGGAGTTTCTACATCCTCACTACTAACTGGTATTGTGCCTTTTAAATCTTCATATGCAGCTATTAAAACTGACCAATCTATAATTACTCTTCCAAATATTCACTACATAAAAAATGCTCCTCTAGTAACTGACTTTGCTAATTTGCGTTCTCAGTGTTTGTTTACATTATCTGATTTAGTTATGAACCATAAGGTAGCTAGTAAAGTTTCAGGCGATGAACGTGAAGCTATTTTGAATGAGTTACCAATGTATCAAGATATAACAAAAGATGGCGACAAAAGAACAGCTACGGGGAAAGATGATGTAAAAGTATTATTGGGGCATAGTCCTGACGATTCTGACACATGGATAATGAGAATGTATTTTGAAATTATTAAAAAAATGCTTCCACATCAATCAGAGGAGCGGGCGAGGGTTTATCACGAAATGCAAAATAATCGTCTCCGCAACCGCAACAATCAATCTGCCAATAGCACCCGTTAAACCGTGGTATAATATCTAAAACTATCTATGAATACAGAAATACAATCAATCGGCGACATTGTGCGTAAGGCAGAACGTGATTATAAAACGGGAAACACAACTATCTCCGAGTACGTGAACCACTCACTGAGTGACACCTTAAACAAAATTGACGCGTATATCTACTCAGTGCATACCTCAGGCTCAACTGATTCACTGGGGCGTGACAAACCATTTTTTAACATTGTCGTTGCCGCTGCCAACATTTGGATGCGTGCAACTGATATTGACCGCAATAACATCAAAGTCCGAGCGACCAAAGAAAAAGACTGGTACACCTCGTTTCTCGCTACCGTTCACTTACGAGACTGGATGAAGCGGGCTAATTTTGGAATGTACTTAAACGAATGGGGGCGGACAATGTCTCGCTACGGTTCTGCCGTGACTAAAATCGTGCAAAACTCTGAGGGACTACATATCTCCGTCGTGCCCTTTTCTAACATCATCTTTGATGCGGTTGATTTTGAGAATAACCCGAAAGTCGAAGTGCTTGAACTGAACATGGCACAGTTGCGTAGTCGCATTAAAACCCACGGCTATGATGCTCAGGCGGTAGATGACTTAGAAGATGCTTTAACTGACCGGGAAACATTAGAAAAGCAAAAGAAAGATAACAAGTCTGAGTTTATCAAGCTTTATGAAGTCCATGGCTTACTCCCTGCTTCTCTCTTAAAGAAAACTGACGACGAAGATAGTGAAGATGACGACGAATACGTCCAGCAAATGCACGTAATTGCGTTTGTAGGGGTAAAGAAAGGGCGTAAGACTGAGTATCAAGATTTTACTCTGGTAGCTGGGCGAGAAAAAACTGACCCGTACCGTTTAGATTCTCTCATTAAAGAAGAAGGTCGTTCGTTGGGTATTGGAGCAGTAGAATACCTATTTGAAGCCCAATGGATGGTTAACCACTCACAGAAAACTATTAAAGACCAACTTGACCTTGCCTCAAAGCTCATTTTCCAAACTACTGATACCAATTTCCTAGGCAACAACGTCTTAACTGATATTGAGAACGGAGACATTTTAATTACCGAACCAAACACCGCTATCTCAGGTTTCCCTAACCAGTCTCATGACCTCACTAACTGGCAAAACTACTCAAGTATCTGGAAATCACTCGGTAATGAAATTACTGGCGTATCAGAAGCAATGCTTGGAACAGCTCCAAAGTCAGGTACAGCGTGGCGACAAACGGAAGCAATGTTAAGTGAATCATACTCACTCTTTGAACTAATGACAGAAAACAAGGGATTAGCTCTTGAGGATATGTTCCGTACTCGTATCATCCCGTACATCAAAACCAAAATGGATAACAAAGATGAAATCACTGCGACGCTACAGTCATACGAAATCAACCGCATTGATTCACGCCACATCAAAAACACCGCTATCCGTTCGGTAAACAGTGAAATAAAAAAGAAAATGATTGCGGGTGAGATGATTACCCCTGAAGAACAAATGATGTTGACCCAAGCCACCAAAGCTAAAATCGGGAGTGGCTTGCAAGAGTTTGGCAATCAGCGGTTCTTTACCCCGGATGATGTGTCAGAAAAGACGTGGGCAGAAACCTTTGACGGTATGGAGTGGGACTTAGACATTGATA